CTTCTAATGAATATGATATTTGGCAAAAAAACTGGTTTCCAATGGCTAAAAATTTATATTTAAAGAAATGAAAAAAATAGATTTAATACAAAAAGAGCATAATGTTTCAATAGGTGATGTTTGTGGCGATATAGAGCCAAATATTAAAGAGGATTCAATATTTTATTTTGAGGGTAATCCAGTTGGATTTTACATATCAGACCTATCAAAAAAATATAAAAAAGCTGCACAGTTGGCAGATATTGCTGACAAAGAATTAAGGTCTAAAAGAGTTCCTAAATCAGTAATGAAAAGGTCATCAGGATTTGGAGATGGTAATAAAGATAAAGAAGTTCTGCAATATTCAACAATTATCGGAAGTATACCGCCTAAACCACATATGAGGCGACCTTATCCAACAATATCAAGCGTTCACGATGTAAAAACAGCACAAACTTTTATTAAAGCAATGATGTTGCTTTGTCTTGAATCAGAAAAAATAATAAAAGAGGTTACACCCGAACTCTATGAATTACAAAAAAAAACAATAGAAGAGAATATACCTAAAAAATGGAGGTTTGGAAACCTTTTTACTAGTTCTATTTCTAATTTCAACATACCAGCAGCTTTTCATAGAGATGCGGGTAATTTGGTTAATTGTTCAAACGTAATTATTGCGAAGCGTAAAAATTCAACAGGGGGGCATACTACTGTACCAGATTACGGAGCAACAGTTAACAGCGCTGACAATTCGATGTTAGTTTACCCAGCTTGGAGAAACGTACATGGCGTTACTCCCATAGTTCCAACTACAGAGGGGGGGTATAGAAATACATTAGTATTTTATCCTTTAAAATCTTTTAAAGGTTTATAAAAAATGAAAGAATATTATCAAGATTTGATTTTAAAAACAAACAACCCGATATTTAAGAATTATTATAATGAAATGTTAAAATATCACACAAAAGGAGAAAAACCTAAAATTGATAATTTTTTATTTAAAAAAGGGTTGAATAGGGTTTATTCAGTAAAACTTGATAAATATTTTAACACAATGTCAGAAGCTTCAAGGTATGTAGAAAAAGGTCGTTCTTATACAAGAAGATGTATTATTGGCGAATTAGAAAATAAATTTGAATTTAAGATAGTTTAAAAACCTTTGACGTTCTTTTTATCAGTAAACAAAATCACGAAGGATTTCGTGCGTTTATAAAGCAACAAAAATCACAGTTTGTATGGGTTCTGTGATTTTATTTTAAATTAAATTAAAAAATATTTTGTTTATTAAAAAAAAGTTTCTATATTTGTAGTGTAATTAAAACAAAACAAATGAAAAACTTTAAAAACTTTGAGACTGCGCTCGTAAACGAAACGTACTTCGATACTCCAAACTACAATGATGAATTAGTTTCTCCTAGTTTGTTAAAAGACATTGTAGAATCAGCTGGTGAATTGTCAAGTGAGTTTATATCAAAAGTTGATTTTAAAGAAATATCTGATTACGTTAATGAATTAACATTTGGTGTTAAATTTATAAGCATCTAAAAAAAAAGTAAAAAATATTTTTCTACATAAAAAAAATTTTTTATATTTGTAATGTAATTAAAACAATAACAATTAAAACAAAACAAAATGTCAGTACAAATTTTTAACATCGAGGAAACACAAAAAATAGGAAACACAATTTCTAAAGACCCAAGAGTTCAAGAGTTTATTGAAACAACAAAAGAGTTTCAAGATTATTCAGCAGGTTCTTTTTCAAAAGTATCTCCAGAAGATTTCATAGCAAGAGCCGTTTGGTATGCTTATATTGCTAACACAACTGCTTACAATGTACAATATCAAGAAAACGAACAAATAGAATTTGATTTTGTAACAAGCGCAGACTTTGACTTTTTACATGAAGCAATTTCATCTTTAGGTAGTTTAGTTTACAACTGCTATACAAATGATGGGAACTGTTTTTTACAGGACAAGTGGATGAATGTTGTAGGGGGTATTTATAAAAAGTTTGAAAGCGAAATACCAGAACCAGAAATGCCTAGCTACGTTTACTAATAGCCGTACTCATTTAGTTTAGATTTCTCATTAATACCCCAGTTTGCGGCGCTGGGGTTTTTTTATGTATTTTTGTGATATGAAACAAAATGCAACGGCTATAAAAAAGAAAGCTATGCTAGAGGCTTTGGAAAAAGCTATGGGGGTGGTTACTACTGCTGCTAAGATGGTTGGCATTGATAGAGTTACACATTATAGATGGCTAGTAGACGACAAAGAATATAAAGATGCGGTTGAAGATTTGCAAAATGTAGTTTTGGATTTCGCTGAAAGTGCGCTTTACAAAATGGTTGAAAATCACAATCCAGCAGCAACTTTATTCTTATTAAAAACTAAGGGCAAAAAAAGAGGGTATATTGAACGCCAAGAAATTCAGCACAGTTCAGATACGGAAACAGATATAACATTTGAAATCCACAAGAGAGAAAAAGAAACTAAAGGCTAATGTTCAGCTTGAACAGCTTTTAAACTGCGACAAAAGATTTTCTGTTTTACAAGGCGGAACTCGTAGCGGCAAAACCTACGCTGTTTGTCAATACATTGTTTATTTGCTTAGGGAAAGTAAAAAGCCACTTACTATCTCAGTTGTTAGGAAAACCCTTCCAGCTGTGAAAGCTTCTGTAATGCGTGACCTAATAGGAATACTTGAGGAAACAGGCGACTATTTTATTGGTCAACACAACAAGGCGGAAAATACATTTAGATTTAAAAACCATCTTTTAGAATTTCTAAGTGTTGACGAGCCGCAGAAAATACGCGGGAGAAAGCGCGACATTGCATTTTTGAATGAGGCAAATGAATTAACCCTTGAGGACTTTCGCCAAATAAATATGCGTACAACTGAAAAAGTAATAATCGACTTTAACCCTTCAGAAGTTACGCATTGGATTTATGATGAAGTTATACCTAGAGAAGATTGTAATACTTGGGTAAGCACTTACAAAGACAATTTGTTTTTGAGTGACGAACTTATTTTTGAGATTGAGAGAATGAGGGAACGCGACCCAGACTATTGGCGAGTTTATGGAGAAGGTCAAAGAGCGTTTTATTCTAAAAAACAAATATTTAACAACTGGACTTTTTTACCAGCTGAAAAAATGCCAGATTTTGAAAATGCTGTGATAGGAATTGACTTCGGTTTTTCGGTTGACCCTACAAGTATAATCTTGGCGCAAAAAGTAAACGAAAAGCTTTACATAAAAGAACTTCTTTACAAAACAGGTTTTACAAACCAAGACATTGCTGATTTTTTAAAGGCAGGGGGGTACTCTGACACACTTTGTTTTTATGATAGCGCTGAACCTAAAAGCGGCGAAGAATTAAGGCGGCAAGGTTTATTAGTAAAACCAGCCGTAAAAGGCTCTGGAAGTATTAACGCTGGAATTAGTTTACTAAAAGAGTTTGATGTATTTGTGAGTGATGTATCAAATAACATACAAAAAGAATACAATAGCTACTTTTGGACTGAGTTAAAAGACGGAACAATAATAAATAAACCTGTTGACAGGTACAATCACGCAATGGATGCAATTCGATACGCTGTTTATTCTCAGTATAGCAACAAGACTGAGTTCTTTGTTATATAATTGCTATTTTTGTAAAATAAAATTTTAAGATGGCTAACTTTCTGCAAAAACTACTTCAAGGGTTTAGTTCAAAAAACCAAAATACAAATATTGACTTTAACAAAGCAATCTATAATTACTTAGGAGACCAGCTTGTATGGAATCCAGAAAAAGATGATACTTACATTGATAAAGGTTACAGATATAACAGCACAATTTATTCTATTGTAAACCTAATCAACAAAGCTGCAAGTACGATACCTTTTCAAGTTTACGAGGTGCAAAAAGAAAGCGATTTAAAGCGTTATAAATCTTTAACTAGTGGCGAACTAAACCAAACTATTTTAAGTAAAGCAGAGCGCCTTAGAAAGGATTCTTTGGTTGAATTAGAACATACTGAATTGCACGAACTTTTAGAGCGCCCAAACCCAGCCCAATCTTTTAGCGTTTTTTTACAGGAAATTATAGCTTTTGGAAAACTTACAGGGAACAGGTACGTTTATGGAATAAGACCAGAAACAGGAGCAGGCGCAAATAAGTTTAAGGAACTTTACGTTTTGCCTAGCCAAGTTATTGAGATTAACTCTGGAGGTTTAATGCAACCTGTAAAAGATTATACGCTTGAGTACAACGGAAGCCATAGAATACCAGCTGAAGAAATACTACATATAAAAGATTTCAACCCATATTACGATGGCACAGGTTCGCACCTTTATGGAATGTCTCCGCTAAAAGCTGGGCTTCGCTCGATGGATGCAAATAATGAGGCGCTTACAACTGGTGTTAAATACTTGCAAAATCAAACAGCTAGGGGGGTGCTTATGTCAGATGAAGGCGACCTCAACGAAACCCAAGCCAGAGCGCTTAAGCAAAAATTCAAACAGCAATATCAAGGAAGCAGCAATGCAGGCGATGTAATTATTACGCCTAAAAAATTAAGCTGGGTAAACTTTGGGCTAAATGCAAGTGACCTATCTCTGCTTGAGCAATACGACAGCACAATAAAAGACCTTTGTAATATTTACAACGTACCTGTGCAGCTTTTAAACAATACAAGTGCATCGACTTATAACAACCAAAAAGAAGCTAAAAAAGCGCTGTATCAAAACGCTGTTATTCCAGAACTAATAAAAGTAAGAGATGAACTTAATAGATGGCTTACGCCGCTTTATGGCGACAAGTTATACATTGATTTTGATTTCACTGTTATTCCCGAACTACAAGAGGAAACGGAAAAAGTCGTACAACAAATGAGCCAAGCGTGGTGGTTAACACCTAACGAAAAAAGAGCCGCAACTGGTTACGGAATAGATGAAGAAAATGCAGACCTAGACAAGTATTACGTTCCAGCAAACCTTATTCCTATAGCTGGCGAAGAAATGCCAGAGGTTGATGAAAGTAAAGAAATTGACATTGACTATTTAGAACTTATGAAAGCTGAGGTTGTCGGTTCTAAAGATATGTACACTACAATACAAGAAGCTAAAGACAGAGCAGCACAATTAGGCGGAACTGGTTATCATTCACATATTTTTAGAGGCGGTACAGTTTATATGCCTTTTGAAAATCACGAAGCTTATGAAGCCGCAATAACTGGGAGGCTAGATGAATATTACGCCGAGCAGGATGCGAATAGAGAAATGTACGAAGAAGATAGCCACCACGATATAGACAGCGACAAAGATGGCTCTGAATACACTGTAAAAGAAACTTACAACGACTATCCACAATCAGCAACAAACAACGCGCGCAGAATGCTAGAGTGGAGAGAAAAATATGGTCGCGATGAAGTTAGGGGGGGTACTGAAGTTGGCTGGCAGCGTGCAAACCAATTAGCAAAAAGAGAAAAGCTATCTGTTGATACAATAGCTAGGATGGCACAATTTAACCGCCACAGAGAAAACGCAACTGTTGACCCTAAGTTTAAAGATACGCCTTGGAAAGACCGCGGATATGTAGCTTGGAATTTATGGGGAGGAACAACTGGCGTTGATTGGGCTATAAGAAAAATAAAGAAACTAAGAGGCGAATAATGCCATTTGAAGAAGATTATCAAACAGGTTTCGAAAGTAGATTAGATACTGCGGAAGAAAAAGAATTTAAACCTTTTTTTACTTTCTTTAGAAGGGAGTATTACAAAGGTGTAGATGCTTATTTATCTAGCGGCAAAGTCACAGGTTGGGAATCTTATTTTAACAGACAAGAAATAAGTGCGCTTTACGCTGTGCTTTATAGAAATATAGGTTCTGTTTTTTCTAAATATTACTATAAAACATTTACGCCTATACAAGCGCCACAAATAGACCCAACTCAATACAGAAACATTTGGCGTGATAGTTTTGAGAATGCAGGTAAAAAGATAGCTGAGTTTAGAGGCGCATCTGTAAGTCAAACCCAACAGAATGAACTAACTAGAATAATACAGCGCTTTCATAGGTCGCCAGAGTTTCAAAACCTCAACGAACGCGAAGCAGGTAGAATACTTAGAAGCCAAGTAAAAGGTGTTTCCGAATGGCGCGCAAAAACAATAGTTAGAACAGAGGCAACAAACGCCGCTAACTTTGCTAGTATGCAAACCGCTAAGGATATGTACGGAGCGGAAAACCTTACAAAAAAATGGCTTACAAGTTTTGTGAATAGTAGGGATGCACATATTAGCGCTAATGGACAGCTTAGAAAGTTTAATGAAATGTTTGATGTGGGGGGCGAGTATATGATGCACCCAGCATCTGGCAGTAAACCAGAGAACAATATTAACTGCAAGTGTACAACCTTAATCAGACCTGTTTAAAAAAATATATATCTTTGTACTATGGAAATTTTATATAAATCAACTCATTTAGGTGAACTAAAGGATGCAGACGAAAAAAGTGGAATTGTTAAGGGCTACGGTTCTGTGTTTGGTAATATTGACTCTGATGGCGATATTATAAACAAGGGGGCGTACACAAAGACAATAACAGAAAACGGCAATCGTGTAAAGTATTTATACCAGCACGACATGGATAAGCCTTTAGGTAAAATGACAAATCTTTATGAAGATGAAAAGGGTTTGATGTTTGAGGCTCAAATACCAAAAACAAGATTAGGAAAAGATGTAATGGAACTGATGAAAACAGGAGTCATCACAGAAAATTCTGTTGGAATACTACCTATCCAAAAAGAAATGGTAGATGGACACAGACATATAAATGAAGTAAAGCTTTATGAAATTAGCGCTGTAACTTTAGCAGCTAACGACCAAGCTATGATTATGGATGTGAAGGGCAATTACGACAAAGAGAAAATAATGAAGCGCTACGATAATATGGCTAAGCTTATACGCAAAGGCGATATTTCCGATGACTTAGGTTACGCGCTTGAAGCCGAGATATTAAAGCTAAAATCTTTATTCCAAAGAGTAAGCACTCAGCCGACTGAAATAGAAGTCACTGAGCCGCAGGTTGTGAAAAAAGAGGAAAGCCCTAATATATATCAATATTTAATTAATTCCTTAAACGACTAAAATGGAAGATAACATCAAAAAACAGCTTGATGAAATTGGTTCTTTAGTAGATTCTAAAATCGAAAAAGCAGCTGGTCAAGCTATGGATAACGCCAAGGGAGAATTTGAAACTTCTCTTAAAAGCGAAATCGACAACTTGACAAACAAGTTTGTTGAAATTAACGACCGTATTGACCAATCAGAGGTCAGTATGAAGAAATCTTTTGAAGGCGCTAAAAAAGCATCTTTTAAAGGGGAACTTACAAACGCTATCAACGATGGTGTTTTGAAAGGTTTAACTGAAGGTAACTATAACTCTGCTAAATTCGAAGTAAAAGCAGCGGGGGATATGCTTATCTCTGGAAACACAACAGGCGACGTTGCTGAAATAGACAGAATCGCTGGAATCAAAGCTGAGGCGCTTAGAGCAGACCATATCCGCTCTTTAATTCCTCAAGGTTCTACACAGGCGCAAACTATTAGCTATGTAAAAGAAGCTAATGCTGAGGATGGCGCTGCTACTGTCGCTGAAGGTGCTACACTTGCACAGTCAGATATTGACATCGTAGAAAGCACTGTGAAGTTAGAAAAGATTGGAACTTTTATGAGAATCACTGAAGAGATGCTCGCTGATATTCCAGCTTTAACTTCATTCCTTTCTGCTCGTGTGCCACAGCGTATTTTAGCTGTTGAAGATAACCAAATCCTAAATGGAGATGGAACTTCGCCAAACCTAGATGGTTTATTTACAGATGGAACTGCTTTTGCTGAAGGTAACTTCGCTGATGCTGTTGAGTCTGCAAATGAGTACGATGTTTTAATTGCTGGTTTAAACCAAATCCAATTAAACAACTACAAGGCGAATGTAATCTTGATGAACCCAACTGATTTACATAAAATCGTATTGTTGAAATCTACAGCAAACGAGTACTTGAAAAATCAAATTTATCAAGGTTTACAGCCATCTGTTGCTGGAGTACCAATCGTAACTAACACAGCTGTAACCGCTGGTAAGTTCTTGATTATGGACAGTAACTCTGCAACACAGCTTTGGATACGCCAAAACTTAGCAGTTGAGTTCTCTAAGGATGACTCTACTAACTTTAGAGATGGATTCGTAACTGTAAGAGCCACTGAAAGAGTAGCTACTACAAACTACGAGCCTAAAGCTATCATCCAAGGAACATTTAGCACAGCTAAAGCAGCACTTGAGACTCCATAATAAGTTTCATTTGTTTACTAAAAGAGAGGGGGGTATGTACTCCCCTTTTTTATGCTCAACTAAAAAAAAGTAAAAAAAAGTTTGGTAGTTAAAAAAAACTTTATATCTTTGAACTATTAATAACAACAAAACAATTAAAAATGAAAAATTCAAAACTTCACAACAAAATTAACTTAAGAGCTAGGATGATTGAATCTGAAACACAGAGACAATTAAGAGAAAACGGGTACGTGAACAAACATAATGTAGGTCAATTTGTATCAATCTTATTAAAATACGTATAAAAATAAAAAACAGGGGGGAGGCAACTCCCCTTTTTAAGCAAACAAAAAAATGGAAGCAAACAATTTTGAAAACTATGAGCGCGAGTACTGGGGGATGTACAGTACCGAAGAACTGAAAAGAATTGTGGATAATGGTAAACTTCTGCAAGACTTTACAGAGAAAGCCAGAAGGCAGTTAGAACTAAGAACCAAAAAAAAATAGTTATGAATAAACTCAGAGCGACATACACAGGGGGACAATCTGACTATGAAATTGCAGTAGATTATACTTACTACTGGGATGTAGGAGATTGGGAAACGCCAGCAAGCGCCGACTTAGATGTCACAGCTTTTTATATCAATGGCGTAGAAATGTCAATAGATTTTTATTACGAGTTTGTGCATCAAAAGTTGGAGGATAGTATTCTCGAACACGCACGCGGTAATATGTAAACTTATAAAATATATAAAATGAAAAGAATACAAGAAACACCCGAATACATAATTGTTAAAAGGATGACTAGCAGAGAGGCAAAAAGAAACTTTAGAAAAGTTGTTTTACAGGCAGCTGGATTTGTTGGCGCTGTTTATGCTTGGATGTACCTTTTACTGTTTTTGATGTTATAAAAAATTGCTATATTAAGAAACCTTTTTTCATATTTAATTTTGTTTTGTAAAAGCGCTCAATTTCGGTTGAGCGTTTTTTTTGTAGATTAGTATTCGTGGACAATAACCAAAGAGGCACTTTTGCCGAATATTTATTTGCTACTGAATGCTTAAAGCGGGGGTATAACATTTCTTTTCCCTTATCTGATGCCTCTATTTATGATTGCATTGTGGACACTGGAGAAAAACTTTATAAAATACAAGTTAAATCTACTAGGAAAAAACCATTCAAGGAAACTTACAGCACTGTCCATGTAAACATCCATAATTCTAAAAGTTCTTATACAAAAAACAATGTCGATTATTTTGCTGTTTGGAGTTATTTTTACGATGGGTTTTTCATATTCAAAAATAAAGGCGATATGAAAACAATAAGGTTGAGTAAAGTAGGTAAGAATAAGATTTATTTTAATAACTTTGTATTTATATAAACTTTCTCGAGTTTGTAATTGTTTTGTTATTAAGAGCGCCGATTAGCTTCGGTGCTTTTTTTTTATCTTTGTTTAAAATTATAAAGCATGAAGATTTTAATTAAAAAGGATGTCTATTCTTCAAATGGTTGGCGAAAGGAAGGCGACATTGTAGAACTCGACAACAAAACCGCAAACAATTATATAATTAAAGGAATCGGTATCGAGTATAAAGAAGTTAAAGTTGAAAAAGAAACTAAAGAAGCTAAAGCGCCTAAGAGAAGAACAACTAAAAAAGCCAAGTAATGCCAGAGATAAAAATATCTGCAACAACAGGAAGCGAAATTGTAACCGCTGCCGATGCAAAGACTTACATTAGAATCGACACTAGCGATGATGACACGCTTTTAGGTACAATGATTGAGCAGGCGCGTATCTGGTGCGAGAATTATATAGGCAAAGATATTGTGGCTAAGACTAGGATTTATTATTTAGAATATGCTGACGACAGGTTTGAATTACCTTTTTCGCCAGTGGCTTCTATTAGTTCGGCAACTGTTGAAGGTGTTAGCGCTGAGTACGATACCTACGGCGTAGATAAAAACATTTTTGCGCTAAAGAAACTAGCGGCTAAAGATATAAAGGTTACTTACACAACAAGCGGGCTAGACGATGCACTTTTGCAACAAGCTATTTTACAACTGGTTTCTACTTACTACGATAACAGGGCGGACTTTGTTGTGATGCAGGGGGTGTCCTTTGTGGAAGTGCCAGCAAACGTAAAACAAATCTTAGCGCCTTATAAAAACTCGTTTATTTAATGGATGCGGGCAAACTAGATACTAGAGTTGAGGTTATTACGCAAACTAAAACAGCGGATGGATTTGGTGGCTTTTCAGCTACCGAAACTGTCTCGGCTACTGTTTGGGCTTATGTAAAGGAAACCAAAGGAGATATAGAAAGCGATGGTTTTAGAAGGGGGCGCTACCTTAACGTAGATATTATAATGCGCGACAAAACTGTCGAGGAAAACAGTATTGATGTTGACACTATTCTGAAGATACAATCCAAGACTGGTAAATACCGAATAAAAGGAATATTTGAAAGTTTAAAAAGCAAGTTTGTAAAAATTAGCGCAACTAAAATAGACTGATGGGCGATATAAAGGTAAATAAGCAGGATTTAAGACGCTTAAATGCAAAGCTTAGGCAAATAAAGCTTGGAACGCAAAAAGACACCTTAGAAAGCCTTAAATGGTTTGTTTTGAATTCTGTGGCTGATATTAAAAAAGATTCGCCTATTGATACTGGTAACCTTAGAAAAAGTATAAATGGCAATATGATAAATAAAAACAGCGCAATAGTAGAATCCATAGCTTTGGCTGAAGATAATTTTGATTACGCGCCTGTACAGGAATTTGGCAGTGTTTACAGAAAAGGAAAGCCATACTTTTACCCAAACATTTTTAAGAATATAAAAAAGACAATGGCAATGCTTAAAGCTAAAAACAGAAGAACTGTAAAGAAATGAGAGAGGCGTTACACTATATCAGAAAAAAATACATTGATGCTATTGATGGCAATATAACAATAAACGGAAGCGCTGTGCCTATTTACAACAGAGTACCAACAGCGGCGCAAACCCCTTTTATAAAAATATATAGCTACTTACAAGAGGAAATTGACCAGAACGCTAGTACATTTACAAATGAATGTATCACACGAATTGAGCCAGTAACTTCTTTTTTTGGAGATAGTGGCGGGGAGTATCAACTAAACTTGATTATTGATGGCATCTTAGATATTGTGCGCGACAGAACAAATATTAATTTAACCGCCGAAGGTTTTAATGTTTATATGAACACAATAGACAAGATTAGATATTTTGAAGATGTTGAGAATGATATAACTTATTTCAGAGCAATTATAGAGGTAGCAAACCGAGTCGAGAAAACTTAATTTAATTTTATGAAAACTTATAAATACTTTGATTTAAATGAATTTGATTCGCCCGATGCTGTGGGTAGCGGGGCTGAGTTTATGTCTGAAGATTTTTTATCTAAACTTAATTCAGCTAGGCACGAAGCGGGAGTGCCTTTTACCATCACCAGCGGATATAGAAGCCAAGAGCATAATGACTCACTCGAGCATAGTGTGCCAGATTCAGCCCACACAAAAGGACTCGCTGCCGACATTGCAGTGGAATCCTCTGCTGACAGGTACAAAATTATCAAGGCGCTCATCAACCAAAAGTTTAACCGCATCGGTATCGCCAATGGATTCATCCATGTTGATGACGACAAAAGCAAGGCGCAGGGAGTTATCTGGACTTACTAATACAGTAGGTAGTACGATAAACCATACAAAAAAGGTAGATTAATATATATTTGAATGGGAAATACAACAAAAAAGAAGTTCAAAGATACTCAAGTAGGTCAGTTCTTACTTAATAAGATACCTAATGTAGTAGAAGCTGTAGCAGGTGATACTTTAGCAGGTAATGTTATTCAAGCTATAATAGGGGGGTCTGATATGTCCGATGAAGATAAAAGCGTTGCCCTTAAAAAGCTAGAATTAGAGCGTGCTGAGATAGATGGCATTACTAGAAGGTGGGTCGCCGATAGTGGCTCACAAAGTTGGCTGGCGCGTAATGTAAGACCGCTGACGCTCGCTGTGCTTGTTTTAAGCTATGTGGGGGGCTGGTTTTATGGTTTAGATACAGATAACACTAGCGACCTTTTGACTTGGGTTCTATGTGGCTATTTTGGGGCGAGAACGGCAGATAAGATTGGAGTTAATTTTAAAAAATAAAAATGGCAACAAAAGACTTATATTCAACCAACAACTTTCAAAGGATGTCCTTTGGTGACTTTGGAATGAGAACGCTTATTAAGGGTGCTGAAAATCTTACAACTGTCAGCGGGGAGTATTTCTGTATGATTGAATGTATAATTTCAGCCACCTTTAGCGGAACAAATGATACGCCAGCTGGTGATACTACTTTAACGGATTACGACCTTTTGGATGGACAGATTATCTATGGTAATTTTACAGACATAACTTTAACTAAAGGACATGTTATCTGTTATTTGCGCCATGTTCCACAATGATAGGTGCTATACGTACAATAAAACAACAAGCGGGAAGGTTTCGTAAAAAAGTATTGAAGAAACTAAAAAACCTTATTTGGCAAAATAAAAATAAAAATTGGAACAGTTTAGAAGAAAATTGGGAAGATTAAAAATCACTAAATTTGTAAAAAATATAATATGGGTTCAAGTTTAACTGGCAATAAAATAAAAGACACCTATAAATCGCTGATAAAAATAAGCGATACTACCGAAGCTGGGTCAAGTGCAAAAGAACTTTCTGATGGCGATGGAAACGACCTAGGGCTTTATGTAGATACAGATGGGGTTTTTGGTATAGGTTCGCCAGCAAGTTTTACACTTGATGTAAGTTCAGCAAACGATGGGGTTGCCCTTCCAGTAGGTACAACTGCAAACAGACCGACAGGCTCTGCTGGTCTTATCCGTTATAATTCAACACTGGGAAAATTAGAGTACTTCGATACTGCATTTAAACAGATTGCATCTGAAAGTTATGTGAATACACAAATTGACGCAGTTTTAGATTCAGCGCCAGGCACTCTTGACACCCTTAATGAGATTGCAGCTGCTTTAAACGACGACCCAGATTTTCACACTACAATAACCGCCTTAATAAATGGCAAAGAAGATACAATAACTGGAGCAGCAACTACAATAACAGATACAGATTTAACAGCTGACAAAGCTGTGGTTTCAAATGGTAGCGGAAAAATTGCTGTAAGCGTTGTAACCTCAACAGAGTTAGGATATTTAAGCGGAACAACTTCGGCAGTACAAACGCAAATAAATAGCAAACAAGACGAATTAACTGCTGGAACTGGTATTGATATCACAGGCGCTACAATAAGCGCTGACTTATCTGGTTTAGTAGATACAGGCGCAATACAAAGTGACGCTGTAACCGCTCCAAAAATTGCACAGTTTGATGACAACTTGAGCGCAGCTGTGGCAGGTACAATTATGATATCTGATGGAACGGACTTTACTGACGTTGCAATGTCTGGAGATGTCACAATAACAAGCGCGGGGGTTACTGCAATAGGGGCAGATAAAATAGATGGAAGTAATATTGCCGATGACAGTATTGACTCTGAACATTACGTTGATGGAAGTATTGATACAGCCCACATTGCGGATAATCAAGTAACGGCTGCAAAGGTTGAAGATAATATACAACTAGAGGGAACTGAAAGCGTAGGAATACCAGCAGGAACAACAGCGCAAAGACCTAGCATCCCAGCCGCTGGAATGTTTAGATACAACACCACAGATGGACAGTTTGAGGGTTATACAAATGCTTGGGGGGCATTAGCTGGTGGTGGTGGTGGAGGAGGTTCGACTACAATAGTTACTGAAAGTTTTAATGGCGATAATTCGACAGCAGGTTTTGATTTAGCCAACACAATAGCAAGTGAAGATAATGTTCAAATATATATAGATGGCGTTTATCAGTCAAAAAGTAATTACTCAACAAGTGGGAATACAATAACATTCTCAACTGCTCCAAATACAGGAACAGATAATATTGAGGTTACTCATTTTGTTGCAATAGGTGGTACGCCAAGCGTTGAGGTTGATACATTTAATGGAGATGGCACAACTGGACCTTTTACGTTAACAACAGAGCCAGCGACTAAAAACAATTTGCAAATCTATATTGATGGTGTTTATCAATCAAAAAGTAATTACAGTGTAAGCACAACAGATTTAACTTTCACAGACAATACGCCAACAGGCACAAATAACATAGAAGTAACCCATATAAAATTATCGTAAATTTGTAAAAAATAAATAAATGGCATTAACTAAAGTAACACACGATGTTTTAGAAGATAGATACACAGCTTCAAGTGCTGTGACTTCTGCAACTACAATAACTATTGATTCATCCAGTGCTGATGTATTTACTTGGACTGCTGGTCATTCGGCTACAATAAACTTTACAAATGTAAAGATTGGAGATGTAGTTACTTTAGAAGTGACTGGCGGTGGCGGGTCTTATACGCTCACACTAAATAATATAAATGGCTCGAGCGGTACGTTTAATAAAATTGCTGGGGATTACAGCGACACTTCCGCAGCCAAAAACCTTATAGAGTTTAAATTCATTTCTACCAGCGCAGCTTGGTATCAAATCTCACAAATAGCATCATAATGGCATACGCAATAAACAGAAACGGTACAATACAGGTTTATTCTTCAGTACCTAAATCATTCAAGGGAAGTCAAAAGGAATATCTAGGAGGGTTTGACCAACTAACAAGAGCCGAGCAGAAAGCAGAGGGCTTGTTTGATGTTGTATTGCCCGATGGTTATAATTCACAGATACACGATTTAGGAGACATCTTTTGGGATTCAGCTAATACACAGTTTACTTATCCAAAGACTAATAAGACTTGGAGTCAAACAGTAGCGGAGTTAAAAGAACAGAAGATTGCTAATCTAAAAGCTAGTGCTAACAGTAAACTTGCTGAAACTGATTGGGTGATTATTAGAGATACAGAATTAGGTAATACTACTGACTCTGCAATTACAGATGCTAGAGCAGCAATCAGAACAACTGTAGCAACAAAAGAAAGTGAGATAAACGCAAAGACCACAAAGGCTCAAGTAGTACAGTACGACATAACTTTATAATATGGCTTTAAATAGAAAGACATTTAAAAAAGCTGCTGCGGTAGCAGATACTAACTTACCATCAAGCTACTTCAACACCGTACTCTATACAGGAAACGGAGGCACTCAAAGAGTAGGTGGGTATATAAATAGAGGTGCTGTAACTAATACAACTCCAATAGATTTCTCTACTGAAAATTGGTCTATATCTTGGTGGATTTATTTAAATACACTTTCTGATAGCAAACAAATGATTGGAAAATGGGGTGCTTCACCGGGTGTTGTATTTTTATTTAGAACAAAGTCTAATGGACAAATTGAACTTTACGAAAGAGATGGCACTACGAACTTTTTAGAAACTACATCAGCAGGCACTATAGCAGCGGGTCAATGGTACAATATGACATACTCAAGGTCAGCAACTGAAGCTAAATTTTATTTGAATGGCTCTCTTAACAAAACAATGAGTCGCACTAATGCTATAAATCAAGGAGGAACAGAGCCTATTAATATAGGTGGTAATGGTAGTAGTGGAATAGATGGCAAAATAGACCAAGTAAGAATCTTCAACAAAGCAATAAGCAGTAGCGAAGTAACTACTCTATATGAAGAAACACACGCTTCTACTACAAAATCAACTACGGATATATTTAATGACGCCTCTGGAGTAGCACTATACCAATTAGATGGGAACGCTAATGATACAGGAGGAGCAAGTGGATATATAGGAGAGGGTGCTATATTTAATGGGAGTAGTAGTAAGATTACAATTTCTGAAATATCTGCTACATCTATATCAATGTGGGTTAATTTAGACACTCTTGATAGATATGACGCTTTACTTGGTCATTCAACTAATAGTTCAAATTATGTATATTGGGCAGATAGTGGCGAATCTTATCAATTAAGGTTAGGAACTTTATTATTTGGAAGTGGAACTGCAAAAAATACAGTTGGTGTTGTTGGTAGTTGGGTTAATGTTATTTTGGTTGATAATGGTTCAGGAACTGTAACTTGTTATGTAGATGGAAGTAGTGCAGGTAGTGTTAGCGGAAGTTTACCTTCTTTTAATGAAATAGGAGCAAGAACAGCAGGTACAGACCAATGGACAAAAGGCAAATTAGACCAAGTAAGAATATACGACAAAGCACTATCTTCTTCAGAGGTCACTACACTATACGGAGAAACAGCATCTTCTAACATTACTATAAGTGATTTAGTAGCTTACTATCCTATGGAGGGTACATCTTTAGACCAAGAGGGTAGCTGACGTAGAATATAGCTACAACGGTACTGCTACTAATGTATCTTATCAAGAGGCTACAAATTTTACTCCTGATGCAATTTGGATAAAGGAAAGAGGTGGAACATCTAACCATCAGTTTAAAAATAGTGTAGCAGGGGATTTTGCAGTTTTTCCAAATTTAACTAATGCAGAATCTGCAACTTCTGTTTTAGATTTTGAATCAAATGGATTTTCATTTACAGGTAGTGATGGAAGTATTAATAATAATAATGATACCTACGTAGCTTGGTGTTGGAAAGCAGGAGGTGCAGCGGTAAGCGGAAGCGGAACAAACGTTTCATCAGTTACTCAATCTGAAAATGCTGATGCAGGTTTTGGGATATATAGATTTACAACAACAAGTAGTGATAATACCAATATAACTATAAATCACAATCTAAACGCAACACCCGAAATGGTAATTGCAAAAGAAACAAGCGGTAGTGGTAATTGGTATATTTATCATTCAGCATTAGGAGCAGGCAAATATTTACAATTTAAAAATACAGCAGCAACAACTGCAAGTTTCGCTTGGGGTGCAGGTATGACAAGTTCTGTGATTGGTGCAAGAACTGCTCAATCGGTTGATAGTGGCGAAACTCACATTGCTTATGCGTTTCACAGCGTAGACGGAATACAGAAAGTCGGTAGCTATACAGGGACAGGAGCAGCAGGAAATATGATTGAGACAGGATTTGAACCTGCTTTTTTAATGATTAAAAAAACAAGCGGTACAAGTAGATGGAGAATAGTAGATAATAAAAGAGATACGTCAAACCCAAGAAGTAAAAATTTATTTGCGGAAGATAATATTGCAGAAACAGGTAGACCAACTCACACAACTCAAGATTTTAATTTCTTATCAAACGGTTTTGAAATACCTGCAGGAATGGATGGTGAATTAAATGGAAATAATGATACATTCATCTACCTAGCAATAGCAGCAGACCCTGACACTACTACTCCAACAGTAGAAGATAGTTTTGAGGTTGTTACTTATACAGGTAATGGAAGTACTCAAGATATTGATACAGGGTTTAAACCTGACTTTGTTTGGGTGAAGGAAAGAACAACAAGTGAAGGACATAGGTTGTATGATTCAGTAAGAGGTGCAACTAAACACCTTAATTCAGAAAATACGGGTGCGGAAGCTACAAATTCAGCAGGATTAACTTCTTTTGACTCTAATGGGTTTGGCATAGGCAGTTACGCTCCTGTAAATACAAATAATGAAGACTACGTAGCTTGGTGTTGGAAAGCAGGAGACCACGATGACAACCTACCACAGATTAACACAGAGGGTACTATAGATAGTACTGTATCGGTTAATGATGCAGCAGGGTTTAGTATTGTGAAGTATAATAAATCAAGCGGTTCAACGGCTACTGTAGGACACGGATTATCATCTGCTCCTGAACTTATTATTGTTAAAACTTTAGACGTTGCAGATACTTGGAGGGTTTATGTTTCTGCATTAGGAGGAACAAAATATATTAATTTAAATAACAGTGATGCTGCAGCTACTGCTTCATCCGTTTGGAATAATACAGACCCAACATCAACCGTTTTTTCATTAGGAACTGATGGTTCTGTAGGTAATGGAGATATGATTGGATACTGCTTCACATCTGTAACAGGTTATCAAAAGATAGGGAGTTATACAGGGACAGGTACAACAAATTCAATTACAGGAGTTGGTTTTGAGCCAAGATTTACATTAATTAAACGTACTGATGTAGCTGACAATTGGGTGATTCACGATGCAGTACGTGATACAACTGACCCAAGAACTAAAATACTTCTGCCTAACGGGTCAGATGCTGAATATGATAATTCTCTATATGGAATATCTTACAATCAAGATGGGTTTACATTAGAACAAGGTTATACGGCAATTAACGCTTCAGGAGGCACATACATCTATTTAGCAATAGCATAAACAATGGAACAATTGAAGATATACGGATTTAACGCAATAGCATTAGCAATATCAATAACAGAGATTAATCCCTATCTTCAGACAATATCTTTAGTGTTGGCAATAGGGTACACAATAATACAAATAACAAAGAAACTAAATGGCAAAAATTGATATAGACGGAGACGGAAAGGCTGATGTTTCAATCAGCATCACACAAATTATTACGATAGCTGCAATGTTTGCTTCTATAATAGGTTCTTATTATACATTAAGTGCCAAGATAGAAACTAATGCTTCTGACGTAGCTAAACTTAAATACAACGAAAAGGAATACACTTGGAAGAATCAAAGACAACTTGAAGCTGAAGTAAGAACTATTACTTTAGAGATGCGAGACTTTATGAAAGACCTTGAGTATTTACAAAGAGATAAAAAAAGATAATGGATAAGATAAAAGAATACGGAAACAAAGCAATAGCTTGGACAAAGAATTGGTATGTAACTAATTGGAATGGTGGTATGTTTAACAGAGGTAAAACCATTTTTATTAGCTTTACTATCTTAATGTTTTTAATTAAGGTTGTACACAATATATTCAACTAAACAGAAAAATAATAATCACTATATTTGTATAAAATTTATAACTAATGGCGACAACAGGCGTATTTAACGGAACTAACTTAATTATTACAGTCGAAGGTGCAACTGTGGGACATACTACAAGCTGCACTTTAAGCTTATCAAATGATTTACCAGAAGCTACAACTAAAGATAGCAGCGGTTTCCAAGAAGTGATTGCTGGGGTTATGAGTGGCGAAATCTCTTTTGAGGGGTTAGTTGCTTATGATGACTCTGCAAACGCTATTGAAATGGCTGACTACCTTTTAGCTAGAACTCAATTAACTTGCGTATTCGGTACTGCCGAAAGCGGAGACGATGTTTTTACAGCTGAAGGGTTCTTATCTAGTGTTGAAATGAGCGCTGAAGCTGAATCTCCAGTTTCTTACAGCGGTTCTATCACACTTACTGGTAGCATCACTAAATCAACTAACGCTTAATAAAGGTTAGAACATTATGGCAAACAAAAAGAGGGGGTATTATACCCTAGATATAGGTGGGCGTAAAAGAACGATGCATTTTAGTATGAACTTCTGGAGCGCCTTTACTGAAGAAATGAAAGTGCCACTTGATAAAATTGGAGAAATTTTTGATGGTGGCGTTTCGCTTACAGGTATTCGTGCGCTGGTTTACTCTGGTCTATTGGCTTTTGACCAAGAGGAAGGAAACGAAATCGATTACACTATTTACAAAGTGGGGGCTTGGCTAGATGATATGAAGGCGGATGAACTTGAGAAGATAGTCAACGCAATGCTAGAGAGTAAAATCTTAGGCACTGACTTAAATATGGGTATTGATAGAAACCCAAAGAGTGAGGGAAAGCAAGCGCCGACACCCTAAGCTGGGATAAACTATTTGATTATTATATAGGGCAAGTCGGCACAGACCCAGACAAGTTCTGGAAATACACTTGGGCTGAAAACCAGCTGCTCGGAGAATCATATAATATAAAACAAAACCTTGAGTGGGAACGTACGCGCTATGTCGCCACTATGATACACAATGTGAACTGCCAAAAGAAGCAGCACATGATTAAGCCACACAAGCTTTTCCCATTGCCACAGGATAGACTTAGCAGGGTTATAAAGCCAAGGAGTACTAAAGAGAGTTTTCTCAAGTTTAAAGCGGTTTGTGAAGCTGCAGGGGTTAAATTCTAAAGCCCCTTTTTTTTTGTAATTTTGTGACATGGCAGATAATACTTTAAGAATAGCGATTAACGCCGATATAAAAGGCTTAAATCAAAATTTAAACAAAGCACAAACTCGTTTAAAGGCTTTTAGCGGGCGTTTAAAAAATATAGGGGGTCAACTACAAACTAGACTTGCGCTGCCTTTAATCGCAGCGGGAGGGGCTTCTATTAAGATGGCAGCTGACTTTGATAAGTCAATGACCAAAATAAAAACCTTAGTAGGTGTTGCGGGCGCTGAAGTAGACCAGATGTCTATGGGCGTAAAAGCTATGGCTACCGCCGCAGGTGTTAGTTCTGGCGAGGCTGCCGATGCACTATTCTTTATTACTTCTGCTGGTTTACGCGGTTCGGATGCAATGGCTGTACTAGAACAATCTACAAAGGCAGCTGCATTAGGTTTAGGGGAAACAGCAACAGTAGCCGACTTAGCTACTTCTGCCCTTAATGCTTATGGCGTTGAAAACCTTTCGGCAACCGATGCAACGGATGTACTTACAGGCGCGGTTCGTGAAGGTAAACTTGAGGCTAGTGAATTATCTAGTGTAATGGGTCAAGTTCTTCCAGTAGCTTCTAATATGGGAGTACAGTTCCATGAAGTGGGTGCGGCATTTGCTGCAATGAGTAGAACAGGTACGCCAGCTGCACAGGCTGCAACTCAGCTAAACAGTATTTTGATGGCTATAATGAAGCCAACAAAACAAAGCGCTGCGGCAATGGCTGAACTAGGTTTGAGTAGCGCAGGTTTAAGGCAGCAAATAAAAGACGAAGGTTTACTATCAGTTTTTCAAAGTTTAAAGACTGCAAGTGAAGGCAACGCTGAGGCTTTTGAAATGGTGTTTGGAAACATTAGAGCTTTGAAAGGTATAATGGACTTGACTGGTGCTAGTGCAGCCACTACTGCCGAGATATTTGCTAGAATGGCAAATACTACTGGCATAACTTCACAGGCTTTTGACGAACTGCAAAAAAGTTCAGAATTTAGGTTGCGTAAAGGTTTAAAGGCTTTGCAAAATAGTTTTACAGATTTAGGCGCTGAATTAATGTCTAGCTTATTACCAGTATTTCAAAATATATTAGGAACAGTCACAAAACTATTTAAAGCTTTTGGAAGGTTGTCGCCTCAAACAAAGCAAATAGCGATAGGTTTTGCAGCGCTTGCAGTTGTATTACCTACTGTTTTATCAGTTGGTGGTGCGGTGTTAGGTGTTATATCAGCTATGATTTCCCCTATTGGTTTAGTCGCTGTGGCTGTTGCAGGTTTAGTACTTTATTTTGATGATATTGCAAACGCTTTTGTAATGTTTAAAAATGCAGTAAAATATAATGTATTAGCTGTATTGATTAGAATAAATGAATTTTTTGAAAAGTATTTGTTTAGACCTTTGCGTACAGCATCCAAACTATTTAATCAGTTTTTAGAAGATGGATTTGGAGCAGATTTTGGAGGAATTATTGATGATTTCTTTAAAGAAGGTGATGATATATCTAAAAAAGCGGGAAAAAAACTAGCAGAAAACTACGTTAAAGAATGGGAGCAAAACAGCAAAGAAAGGTTTGATGGAAGTTTAAGAAAACTTGGAAGTTATTTAAAAAGTAAATCTTCTGATATGTTAGGAGATATTGGAATAGCAGCGCCAAGTGGCGTTTCAACACCAAAAGGTCCAGCGAAATCTCCATTTGACGCGGCTAGAATGCCAGCTGTTTCTGCTGCCGTATTAACTACAAGCGAATCATTTGGTAAATTAAATGAGCAAATAAAAAACAGTCAAACCTTTGGGGAAAAATTAGGTGCATTTTTTATGCAGTTTGAGCCTCAAGTTAACTATTTAGCACAAGCTGTCGGAGGCACACTTATGAGTGCATTTCAATCTTTAGGTCAAGGCGGCAATTTCTTTGATACTTTAATACAGGGTTTAAAAAGGTTAATAATACAATTAGCCGCTGCCGCTGCTGCTGCTTTTGTTTTAACTCTGTTATTGCCAAGTGTTGGCTTAGGCGGTCTTACAAAAGGTTTGGGCGGCTTCAAAGAGGTTTTTGCTGGCTTGTCTGGACTTCCAAAATTCGCAAACGGAGGTATTGTATCTGGTCCGACTTTAGGACTTATGGGAGAATACAGTGGGGCTAGAAGTAACCCAGAGGTAATAGCGCCACTTGACAAATTAAAAGGAATGATAGGGCAACAAGCACAAACAGTTAACGTAGGCGGCAAATTTAGATTAGAGGGTCAAGATTTAGTTGTAGCTTTACAGCGAGCAGATAAAAACAGAAGCAGACTTTTATAATGGCATACGGACTTAAATACGAATTGTTTTTCTCTGATGTAGAAAGGAACAAATTTAAGATTGAAATTTTAGAAAAAGATTTTGAGATTGACCCTTTTGGTTTAGGGACAACGCCAACACAGCTAATAGGTACAGGAAGCCCAGCTGTAATTGAATGGAATGCAGACGATGATATTTACTCACCTATAATTGGTTCACGCTGTAAGCTTAATTTTTTTGCAACAGATTCAGAAACTTATGATGAGTTTTATAAAGCAGGCGAAAGGCAATACAAAGTAAAAATACTTGAATACACTTCTTTTGGTAGTGATTGGGATGGCGAAGAATTGATTTGGAACATAATTGACCAAACTTGGGATAAAAGTTTACTTGGAAGTGAGGTCTTTTATAATCCAATTTGGGAGGGTTTTATAGTGAATGATGGATATCAAGAAGCTGTGATTACAGCGCCTTATGAAATTAATTTAGAGGCGATAGATGGGCTTGGAACTTTAGATTCTTTTGATGTCCCATACCCTAGCGACAATGCAAACGCTAAAGAAGAAATGTTCTTTTATTTAAAAGAGATATTAAAACTAACTGGACACGAGTTTGATATTTATATAGCTAATGATATTCGTAAAGATGGCGGGGCTGCTAATGACACTGTGTTTCACGATATAGAAGTTGATAGGTATATTTTTTCAAATAAAAACCTTACACTAATGAACGCTAAAGAGTCGCTGCGTTACATTATGAAAATGACAAATAGTAGGGTTTTTCAATCATTTGCAAAATGGTACGTTGTAAGCAACTCTAATTTAATTGACAATAGGGTTGACCAAAGTGCTGTTGCGCCTAGTATAGCTGATATAGTAAATGAGCCAGACGAGCCAGTTGCGACCCCAGTTTATGGTTCGCCAGACATTACGATAATAGGGCAAGACCCTATGTATAATGATGGCACTACTTATTCACTTATAGTGCAAAATTCTGGAACTGATATTGTTTCTTATTTATGGACTTTGCCCGATAGCAGTACGCTTGCACAACCATCATTGTATTTAGGGAGCGTCAATTTAAGTCAAGATGGCGATGTTTATTCAGTCACAGCAACTGATGCTAATGGACAAACAGACACAGCTACATTTACTTTGAATGTAGATGAACAAACAGTAACCCCTACAAATAGCCAAGCTGGTATTGTAGAAGAAGATGACGAAGAAGCGGATGACCCAGTTCCAGTTGAAACACCTACTGTTTACTATAAAATTGAACTTACTGGTGTTGACGATGTTACAAATGCTTATTTATCGCCAGTTACGGGAACTTATAATTATACAGCTTCGGAAGTTGGTAATTCATTTTCAATGACATTTAATGTTGTTTCAACTTCTGGGGAGTTTGATAGTGTTTCGCAAATTAGTAGCATATCAGTAACTGGAGGCTTTACAATTACAAAGCAACTTATTGCTGATTATATTAGGTTAACTGTCTCTGGAACGTTACCAGTTGGAGGTCATATTGGTAATTATTCAGTAAGTGGGGCAGCTAATGTACAGCAATTTGTGCATAGCTATTCAGTTTCAAATTCTGGTTTATCAAACGCTACTGTTTCGCCTGGCTCTTTTTCGGCTACTGCTGGACAAGGCAAATCTTACACAAAATCATTTAGCATTAATGCATCAAGTGGTTATAAGTGGCAAAGCGCTGGTAATGTAACTGTCATATCAAGCGATGCCATTTATGATACTTTAACAGTATCTAAAACTAATGACACAACGTTGACAGTAACTATATCTGGAACAATAGGTGTAACGGATGAAAGTGCTACAATAACAGTAAGCGGTGCGCCAGTAGGTTCTGGTCCAGCTACGACTTTAAGTTTTAGCCCTTCTTCTCCATACGATATATCTGAAAGTAATGGTTACTTTGATTTAAGAGTTACAGCAGATGGAAACTTTACAGTAAGGCCAAACCGAACTTGGATAACTGTAAACCCAGAAAAAGGAGCAACAGGCACTACTACAATAAGAGTTAAATTTAATGCAAATACAGGCGCAAAAAATAGGAAAGGAATTTTAGAATTTTTTCCATCTGGCAGCAACACGCGAATAACTTCAATATTAATAAATCAAGATGGCGTAGCATAATGGGACAAATAAGAACATATCAACTTGAGTATTTGTATAAAGGTACAGAGCAAATAAGTTACAAGGTTTTTAACTCAGAGGGAGTGTATCAAGAAACAAAAGATGAAGATGTTTTAGTTAGCTGCCCAGAGCAATTAGTTCCACTCGATAGGTCTTTAATAAAACGCTATGAAAAGCCATTAAAGGAGGCTATATTTTTAACAGAGTTAGCAGCGTTAAATTATATAAACCAAAACAGTCAGTTTTTATATGATACAGATGGTTGGGTATTAGGTACTTCTGGGGTTGGTCACAGTGCGCCAGAAATTGTAGAAGCTAACGACTATACTATAAAGCCTTTATCTGGTAATAAGTATTTAAGGGCAAATGGAACTGGGACTGCTGATTTGATGATAAAATCTGACATTACTTCTAATACAGTGCGCCAAGGTTTCCCAATAGAAATAGGTTTTTCTTATTATGTACAAAGACCACAAAGCGACACAGGAAAATACAGGTATGATATTTATGCCTTGATTGATACAACTGGAAACGGCAGCCCAGATTATGAATATGATTTTGATGAAAATAAATGGGTGTCTTATTCCGCACCTCCTAATAGATTCCTTTTATCAAACAACGCAAACAATAAATGGGTCGGATTTACCAAAACCCTAGAGCCTTTCTCATATACTACAAACGATGACGATGTTAATATTGAAATTGGTATTTACTTTCCTAATGGCTTGGCTGTTGGAGAAATAACTTACATTGATAATTTTACAATAGGCGAAAAAATTGAATTTAATTTTACAAAGGTTAAAAATGTAAGGTCAAGATTTTCATATACAGGCGGTTTTACTGAAAAGTACGAAACCAAAAACATAATGTCAAACGAGTTAAAAGATGATGACAACTTTGTAGGGCAAATAGAAGGCGACTTTGAGCGCCCTAGAGATAGCGTTACAAAAACACTTGAGGCAATTATTACCCAAGAAATAGTAAACGATAACAGAGACTATATGACAAAGTATGAAGGCGTTTTTAGAAATGTTCGCGAGCAAAACGTAGGCTTACATAATAAGCTTTGGATTGATTTCGGTGTCGATACTTTACAAGAAGAAGTAAGTTGTTATTTAGATGCAATGACTTTCAATATAAAGGCAGCTGAGTATGATGTTAAAATGCACATACCCAATCAAGATGATGACGCCTTATCTACCTATAAAACAATAGCAGAATAAAAATCCTTTTTTGTTTGCTCTCCCCCTATTCGGTTTCGGCTGGTAGGGGGTTTTTTATTTTTATTTAAAAAAAAGTAAAATATTTTTTGGTAGTTAAAATATTCTTTATATATTTGTACTGTTAAACAATTAAAACAAAACAATGAAACAAGTCAATGATTACGTTTATGATGATGGGGGTCGCCATAATTATTTTCAAATGAAATACAAAAAAGACAGAGTTGCTGATTGTGTCGTTCGAGCATTAGCAATAGCAACAAATGAAGATTACCAATCAGTAAGAAAAGAACTTTGGGAGATTTCATTTAACAACGGATGTATGCCAAACGAAAAGCAGACTTATGAAGAATTTCTAACAAAAAGAGGCTTTATAAAAGAAAAGAAAATTAAGGGCTTTACGCTTAAAGAATACCCTTTGAGTGATACCGAAACTTATGTCGTTATACTAGCAAATCACTTAGTTTGCTTAGACCAAGGAATAGTAAGAGATATATGGGATTGCAGAAATAAATACCCATACAACACTTGGAAAAAACCTTAACTTAAAAACAATGAAAAAATTCACTTACATATTTATGGCGCTATTTACAGTCTTTATAGCGCTACAATTCCTAAGAGGAATATTATAAAACAAAATTTTTTTTAACCATTAAAATAAATTATATTTGCATTATGACAGAATCGCATTTTAAATTTATTCGACTTATCAAGGATAAGAGAATAACAAAGAAAGAGATAGCAAGTAGGATGGGTATGACATTACCTACTTTGAACGCTAGGTTTAATAACCCCAGAACATTAAAACTTTCTGAGGTTGAAGAATTAAGTAAAATTTTAAACACAAATATTTTAGAACAATTATGAAAGAGTATTACAAAGCAATTTCAAAATTCCAGAAAGAGTGTCCAGTGCTGCCAAAAAATACAAAAGGCTATGGATACAAGTACTGTAATTTAAGCACAATGACAACTATTATAAACCCTGTGCTAAATGAAAATGGTTTAGCATATACGCAGCCACTTTCTACAAATCCGCTGACACTCAATAGGGCAATTAAAACAACTGTATTGCACCTTGAGAGTGGCGAGTTTGAAACAGAGTACTGGGATTTACCAGAGATAGAATTAAAAGGGCAAAACAGATACCAGTCAGATGGTAGCGGTATAACGTATTGTAGAAGGTACGCCTTAGCAGCCCATTTAGGTCTTGTATCTGAAGATGATACCGATGGAGCAGGCAAACAAGTTGGCAAACCAAAACTAACTAGCGTGCAGCTTAATCAATTACTTAAAGGCGATGCAGATACTGCTCGAAGTGCATTGTCTAAATATCAAATGACAGAAGAGCAAATACAAAAATTAACTAATAAATTTTCAAAGTAAAATGGCACAACAAACAAAAATTTTCGCAAAAGGAATCAATTTTAAAAGAAGAGAAGGCGCTCCAGATTTTGTAGTGGGTAACCTAAACATTAAAGTTGATGAAGCAATCGAAACATTAAAAGAGAATGAGAAAAATGGCTGGGTAAACCTAGATATTTTGACAAGCAAAGAAGGCAAGCCTTATGTAGAAGTGAACACATGGACACCAGATGGCGAGAAAAAAGAGCAAGTTAAAGAAGGCGGAGACCTACCATTTTAATGAGAGGGGGGCTATATGCCCCCTTTTTAATTATGAAAAAACATACGATTTACGATATAACACAGGATGAACTTGACTTCCTTTATGCACACAACCAAAAGCTTTTGGAAACAGTGGCAACATTAAATAACCTAGTAACAATGCAACAAGCACAAATTAAAATACTACAAAATGAGAAAGCAAATAGAGAGCAATAGCAAATACCACAGCGACCCGAGCATTTCGGCGAGTGGTCTTAAAACAATATTTTTAAAAAGTGTTTTTCACCATATAAACAGAAAATTTAAAAGCACGCCATCTACTATATTTGGCAGCGCTGTACATTCCTATGTACTAGAAGGCGAGACACAATTTTATAAAGAGTTTGCTGTTTGGGATAAACCTAAAGGCAATAGCAAAGCTATAAGAGAAGAAAAAGCAGAAAAGCTTATGTCTATAGGTTCAAGGGATATAATAACTAGCCAGCAGTTTAAGAACATAAAACAGATAAATAAAAATATACTTGAAGATGATAGGATTGCGCCCTATGTAGTGGGCGAAGTTGAAGTGAGCCACTATAGCGAAATAGATGGCATACCTATTAAGTGTCGCCCAGATTGTATGAACCGACAAGAAGGTTGGATTAGCGACATTAAAACCTGTGGTAATAACAGCCCTAATAAATTCAGGTGGGATATACTAGGCTGGGCTTATCATTTACAGGCGGTTTGTTATTCTAAAATAATGGGCTTACCTGTGGAAAATTTTCGTTTTATAGCGGTCGAGAATGTTTACCCATTTAGCGCTGAACTTTACAGCTTGAGTGATGAAATGATTGAGAAGGGCGAACTAGCATTTGAAAAAGCACTTAATGATTGGCGCTTTTATTTAGAAACTGGTATTGAGTTAAAACATAACTCAGACAAAACTTCTGAGGATGGAAGCATAATTATTTAAAGATGAAAAAGAGATTAACGAAATATTTTTGTGAAAAGAACAATATAGATTTATTTACAATTAAGGATATAATAGAGAAAAAACTTAATGTAAAATTGAAACCAAAAAACAGAAAAAGGCATATAACAGATGCTAGAAAAATATTTTTCTTTTTAGCCTATAAACACACAAAATTTAACTTAGCTGTAATAGGCGGTTACTTGAACAGAGACCACGCAACAGCTTTGCATAATATAAGAGCAGCAAAAATTTTAAAAGATAACGATAGAGACTTTAGAGAAAAATTATATAATTTAGATAAAATAGTTTTTGAAAAAAAGACAAATAAATTTAGAAAACCAACAATAGAACCACAGCCCAGAGTTATACATCCAGCAATAAGATATGCGCAAAAATCCGTTCGAAAAGTATTTATCAAAAGAAGACAGACTGCAAAATCAAGTTATGTACTATCTCAAAGCTAAATATCCAAAGGCGTTATCTATTCATGTTCCAAATGAGGGTAAGCGTTCGCCATTTGAAAGGTACAAGTTTAAATACCTAGGCGGGCTTTCTGGTGTGCCAGATATTTTAGTTTTTAAGCAAAACGCAAATAAATGCGGTCTAGCGATAGAACTCAAGGTCGGGTATAACAAACCTACAGAAAACCAAAAAAAGCTATTAGAAGCGCTTAAAATGGCAAATTGGGAGGCTCAGTGGGTTAATAACTACCAAGATGCTGTTAATTTAATAGATAAATATTTTAGCGATGAAGTATAGAAAAGTTTTTTATAGCGAGAAATTAAACAAGGTACGCTCAAGGCAAAATTTATGGACTACTAATTCCACGATGGATTTAAGTGATGGTTATGAATATGTAGGGTCTATGACGCCTGTTGAACTTGATTTATTAATTGAGGCGCTGTTCGAAAAATATGGGATTAAAGATATAACGCACGAACAATTTGAAACTATGTTTGGAGATGTGAGAACTTTTTGCGACATTTTAAAAGGAATTTTAGAGAAGTAAACAAAACAATACAATGCAAACGGGAAGGATATACAAACCAGAAAAGTTTGATAGCTACTTTGTAGTGCCTAGAGTTATTTTTAGAGATAAAAATTTAAGTACTGGCGCTGTGGGTTTATACTGCTTTTTGCTATCACACGATAAAGATTTTAAATTAACAGTACAATTTTGTATTGAAGGATTTAAGGATGGAAAAGATGCCATAAGAAATAGGTTTAGAGAATTAATTGATGGCGGTTACTTGGAAAAAGTACAAGTGAGGGATAAAAATACAAAGCAATTTTTGGGGTATGATTTTATAATTAAATTACCCCATAGCGGAAAAGCCGTCGACGGAAAAGCCGTAGGCGGGAAATCCGCCACAAAGAATAATAACATTAATAATATAGTTAAAACATATAAAGAAATAGTTGTTAAATGCTATAATGAACTTGTTTTATTATTCCCGAATGAATACCGACCAAAGACAGACCAGCAAAAAAATAAATGGCTACAAGTAATTGACGAACTAGATAGGATTGATGGCATAAACCCTAGACAGGTTTTTTATATATCTAAGAAAACACTTGAAGATGAATTTTGGGCTGAGAATTATAGAAGCCCATTAAAATTAAGGCGTAAAAATAAAGATGGTATTAAGTGGGTTTTTGTTTTTAAAAACAGATACGCAAAAGATATGAAGGTATGATTAAGCACGAAAATAGAATAAAGCAAGTATTGAATTTTAAAGGCGTGGGGAATAGCAAAATACATCCTACAGATATTGATGCTGTTTTAGAATTTGATAAGAAGTACTTAATTATGTTTGAGGTAAAATATAAAGGCGTACAAGTTCCAACTGGTCAAGAGTTAGTTTTACATAGAATAGCGGATGCTTGGGAATCTACTGGGGGGGAGGCTTTTGTGGTTTATTGTTGGCACGAAACGGAAACTAGCGAAATAGTAGATATGCAAAACACAGTTGTATATAAAGTTTATCACAATAAAAAAAATTTTAAGCGAGAGCAAAATATTAAAGAATTTTTACAGACATTAGCGAAACATTACAAAATAACAAAACTAGAGAAAGCATTATGATAGAACAATTTCAAGAAATTGGCATTTACCCGAAGGGCAACTATGAAGAGCAAAAGGTAAAATGCCCAAAGTGTAGCCCAGATAGAAAAAACAAGGGCGACAAGAGTTTAAGTATTAACTTATCTAAAGGGCTATATAATTGCCACCACTGCGGATGGCAGGGCAATGTTAAAATAAAGCAGAAAAAAGAATACACAAAGCCAGTACTGCACCAAACTGATTTAGATAGTAAAGTATTAGATTGGTTTGCAAGCAGGGGTATTAACTTACCTACATTGGCACACTACAAAATAACACAAAGCAAAGAGTATTTTCCACAAACAAAGAAAAATTCAAACTGCATAAATTTTAATTATTACCGAAACAAAGAACTGATAAATGTAAAGTACAGAGATGCACAAAAGAATTTTAAACTTGTAAGCGGCGCTGAACTTATTTTTTATGGACTAGATAACATAAAAGAAAGCGAAAAGTGCTACATAGTAGAAGGCGAGATTGATGCTTTGAGTTTCCATGAGGCGGGCTTATTTAGTGTTTGTAGCGTACCTAATGGCGCTAGTAAGGGAAACCAAAAGCTTGACTATTTAGATAACTGCTGGGAGTACTTTGTAGAAAAAAAAGAAATAATACTTTGTACAGATAACGACGCCGCTGGTTTAAGCTTGAGGGGGGAGTTAGCTAGAAGGCTTGGAAAATACAGGTGCAAATACGTTGATTTTAAGGAGTATAAAGATGCAAACGAAATACTAGTAAAAGAAGGGACTAGGGCTTTACAGGAATTTATAGCTAATGCTAAAAGCTTTCCTCTGGAAGGTGTGTTAAATATTAGCGACATTTGGGAGAATGTTTTAAATTTTAATGAAAATGGAATCAAAAATTATTCGTTTGGTCTTGGAAATAGTGGAGACTTTCTTAATATTAGTTTTGGTGAGTGGACTGTCGTTACTGGCATACCTAACAGCGGTAAATCTGATGTGGTTGACCAGATTAGCGCAAATCTTGCTTTGACAAAAGGTTTTAAAACAGCTTTCTTTGCCCCAGAGTCTTTTCCTTACGAGGGACATATAAAGCGAATAGCTAATAAGCTTAATGAGAAAAACTGCGATACAGAAACGCTAAACAACACAAAGGATTTTATAGAGGAACATTTTCATTTTATAAAAATTAACCTTGATAACCTTACATTAAAAAACATACTTGACAACTTTAGACAGCTTGTATTTCAGAAAGGCGTTAATATATGCGTGATTGACCCTTGGAATATGTTAGACCATAGCGAACAGCGAGACCATAGCTACATAGGGCGGCAGTTAAGTGAGATAACACAATTTTGCCAGCAAACAAATACGCATTTATTTTTAGTGGCGCACCCTCGAAAAATGGAAAGCGAAAATGGTATTTACAAAGTGCCTACGCCTTACAGCATTTCGGGGAGTGCTGACTTTTTTAATAAGGCTTATAACTGCCTTACTGTTTACAGGAAACTAAACGAGAAAACGGAGTACGATAGTGATATAGTCGAAATACATATACAGAAAGTAAAAAGAAAGGAAAACGGACAGCAAGGCTGTTTTGAAGTAGCGCCAGATTTTAAAAAGGGTGGGGGTGCTTACAAGGGCGTAAATATTACGCAACACCAACAGAAAGTAAATAAAGAAATACAAAAAATACAAGTTCCATTTTAAATACAAAACAATGATAGATACAAAACCAGAACACTATAGAGCAATGAGTTGGTGTCACAAAAACAGAATTACAGTTTATCCTAAACTTCGCGGAAGCAAGTATATCCTAGTACATACAAAGGATGGCGTAGCTTTTAGCAGCGGAAAAGAGTACAACGTAAAAGAGTATCAGCAAGTTATATGGGATTATTACTTATATTTGTTCAGACAATATAACAATGTTACAAGTTGAATTTTTCCCGATTTATGGAGTTATAGCTGGCGTGAATTACAGCAATGAAGATATTGAAAACATTGAAGTTGTCGCTGATGACAAGCGCCATACAATACAGCTGTTCTTTTTTATTTTTGGGATAAACATACATTTTTTCACGAGCAAATGATAAAGAAAGTAAACATAGCGGCTATAAAGCCAAACGAAGAAAACCCGCGTTTTATTACAGATGCGAAATTTAAAAAACTTGTAAAATCAATTAAAGAATTCCCAGAAATGCTTGAAACTCGACCTTTGGTGGTTGATGAGGATATGGTAGTTTTAGGCGGAAATATGCGCTTGAAAGCTTTAAAATCGGCGGGGGTGTTTGAAGTTCCTGTTCATCAAGTTAAAGGTTGGAATGAAAAACAAAAGCAGGAGTTCATAATAAAAGATAACGTTGGATTTGGTCAATGGGATTGGGATATTTTAGCAAACGAATGGCATGGAGAATCTTTAAAGGATTGGGGTATTGATTTGCCAGAGTTTGAGGTAGAGCCAGATTATTCAATATTAGATGATTTCGATTTATCTGAGCAGCTTGATGAAATGCAGTCTGGAGTTAAAAAAGCAATTCAAATACCTTTTGAAAATGAACATTATGATGAAGCTTTTGAGTTGGTTAAATATTTTAGAGAACAAGGTCATTATGTCGGAATGATACTCATTGATAAATTAAAACAGCTTAAAGATGAAATTAAATAAATCCGAAATAAAAGGAATTAATTTTTATTACAGAGAAGATTACTCAGACCTAAAAACTTTTAATGAAGTAATTGATAGAGATGTTTATCAAAAAAAAGATTTTAAAATCGAATCAGGCGAAAAATGGATGGATTGTGGGGGTAATGTTGGCGCTTTCGCTTTGCTAGCTTTGAGTAAAGGTGCTATTGTAGATATTTTTGAGCCAGACCCTTTTAATTGTAAATTGATTGAAAAAAATTTGAAATTAAACAACTTTAATGCTAATATTTTTCAAAAGGCTCTTGTTCACGATGAAACTAAAAGTTGCTATTTATTTGTAGGTAATAATAATCAAGTTTGGAGAAACAGCATAGTCAAGAAATGGAACAATAAAGGAATAAAAGTAGATTGCTTAAATTTTGACGAAGTTCAGGGAGACTATGACTGTTGTAAAATGGATATAGAAGGCGCTGAAATGTTAATTTTAGAAACATATGAAACTAATTTCAAAAAGTTAGTTTATGAGTGGAGTTTTGATATTGACAACAACATAGACAGGCTTAGAAAAGTTTTAGAAAAACAGAAAAAAAATTATCCTAATATTTACGGAATAGACAAGGT